GGGGTGCCGTGCGCCAGGATACAACTGTACTTTCCCGACGGCATAATCATGAAAGGAGCCAAGGAAACCGCTATGGTAATCCTCGGCATGGGTGACGGTTCTAAAAAGGATCGTCACCACTCTGAGGAAGAGGATTATGACGGCGAAGAAATGGAATATTCCGACGATCAACTGATGATGGCAGGCGAACTCAAATCTGCATTAAGCGGAGGAGACGAGCATGACATTCTGACGGCGATTCACGGAATCATGATGTCCTATAAGATGGATTACTGATGACTGATTTTGTGGCACTTAATACGCTGAGAGACGAGGCACGGCAACGTGCAGATCAAGTCAACTCAGAGTTTGTTACCGATGCGGAGTTAAACGGATATTTAAATAATTCCTGGTCCGAGCTTTACGATATTCTCGTGAGCAAATACCAGGATGATTATTTTTTAACCTCGACCTCGATCACGGTGACGAGTGGCACAAGTTCCTATTCATTGCCATCTGACTTTTACAAAGCAAGAGGTGTGGACTTGAATATCAATGATAATCAGAACACGCCTCTTCAACGGTACACTTTTGCAGACCGGACTCGTGATTCACTGGTCCGGTACGCAAGAGATGTGAAGTATAGAATCCAAGCAAACAACATTGTTTTTGCTCCGTCACCTAGCAATAACACGGCGACACTCTGGTACATTCCTCATCCGAGGAAACTCCAATCGGTGACGCCTTCTGCAATCAGTCGAGGCTCAACCACAACCTGGACCGTGCCTGCAACTCATTCTTTTATTGCCGGTGACAAGATCAATGCAATTGGTTTCTTTGCAACCAATTACAATGTCGAGCAGACCGTGAGCAGTGTCACATCAACGACAGTGGTTACGGACCTGAACTCGTCGGCACTATCAGATCCAACGGTCTACGGCACATTGGAATCGATGCAGGATTTCGTCAATGCAGGATGGCGCCAGTATGTCTCAGTAGACTCGGCAATCATGATGATGCTGAAGGAGGAAAGCGACATCTCCGGCCTTGTGTATGTGAAGCAAGGATTGTTGGAACGGATTGAAATCATGGCAGAGGATCGAGACTCAGGCGAACCGGCAAGAGTCACCAATGTTGCAGCCTATGAACAGTATTTTATGTACTGATGGGACGAGTCAACTTTACACAAATATGGTCACCAAACGAGGAGGTCACACGGTTACAGTCGCACATCAAAACGACGCTGAATCCTTTGCTGGAGTTACCGATCTCAGACGGCGTCTTGATTAAGGATCTGAGCATAGCGACTTCTGACACACTTGTGGAACACAAGCTTGGCAGAGACTACGAAGGATTCATCATTACACGCTTAAAAACAAACTCGGTCATTTTTGAAAGCGACACGGCAAATGATTTTAAGGACCGGAAGATTATTCTCAAAGCCAGTGCTACGGCAACGGCAGATATTTATTTCTATTAAAGGAAGACGATGACGACAACAAACATGTCATTGAATGAGCCGAATGTCGGACAAACGGCAGGACCGGATTGGGCAACGGAAGTAAACGCAAATTTTACGACTATTGACCAGCATGACCACACTTCCGGCAAAGGCGTCCAGCTTACACCGTCGGCGCTCAACATTAATTCCGATCTAGAATTCAATGGAAATGCTGCCATTGAGCTAAAACGCCTGACTTTAGATTCAAGCGCAACCGGCTCCGGTACTAATTATTCTATCTATCAGTCTGGCGGAAACCTCTACTGGTACAATGGTTCAGGACAGGCAGTTCAAATAACCAATGCCGACGTTGTCAAAACAACCGGCGGATCAATCGATGGAATGACCGGCACAGACGCACAAGTGCTTTATGGTTCAGGCATCTACCGGTTTGAGTTTGATACCACAAAGACTCCATTCACCGGCTCAAAGATGGCGCATGGAGACATCCTGCTCTACAAGTACGACGGCAGTAGCGGATCAAATGCCTATGTCATTTTAAAATACACCGGCTCTTCAGAAGGTTCCAACAACATCACGGTGCCAGATGAAACCGGTCAAATGCTTACCTCATCCACCTCATACGGCGGAAACATCTCCATTGCTGCCACCGGCGGATCTAACACAATCACATTGGATGCTGAAGGTGACATCAATTTGGACTCAAACTCTGGAGTCCTGACCTTTAAGGACAATGGAATTGCAATCGGCAAGATTAGCAACTCTTCTTCTGATCTAGTCATCGAGAATGAAGTAGACGCCAAGGACACGATTTTTAAACAGTATGACGGCAATGAGGTTGTCAGAATGGCAGATGACCGGCGCCTCTACTTCTTTGACAAAGGAGGTGAATACATTGTCGGAGATGGAACTGACCTGACAGTTGCATCTGGTGGAGCTTTAAATCTGACCGCAACCACGGACGTTGTTGTTCCTGCCAATGTTGGAATTACATTTGGCACTGGTGAAAAGATTGAAGGAGATAACACTGACCTGACTCTGACATCTGGTGCAGACATTAATTTGACTGCAACTTCAGACGTAAATCTTCCAAATAATGTTGGTTTAGTTTTTGGAGATGACGGGGAAAAAATAGAAGGAGACGGGACGGATTTAACAATTAGTTCTTCTGCTCTATTAAATCTAAGCGCAACTACTGATGTAGTGATACCAGTAAATGTTGGTTTAGTATTAGGTGATGGCGGAGAAAAAATAGAATCTGATAATACTGATCTAACGATCAGTAGTGGAGTTGCCATCAACCTTAATGCAGGAGTTTTAGACCTATCTAATCAGACGGTTGACGTAACTTTAAACGGTGCAGTCGATGCCTTAAATTTTGACAGTAACACGTTGTCAATCGATGCCTCAAATAATCGGATTGGAATAGGAACAGCAGCACCTAGTGAACTCGTTGAAGTTCAACAAAATACAGCAGGGACGCAGACTACTTTAAAGATTGATAATGAAGACAACACCAATGCGGCATCGCATTCCGCATTATTTGTTTCTGTTGGCGGATCTTCCGCTGGTGATCCGATGGTCATTTTCAATAATCGGAATACGAATTGGTCTATGGGAATGGATAACTCCGATTCCGATAATTTCGTCATTGCAAATTCTTATGCTGACTTATCGAGTAATGCAAGAATAATAATGACGGAGTCTGGAAATGTTGGGATTGGCAAAACTCCTGCAGCAAAATTGGATGTAAAAAGTAAAGCAGATAATGCAAACGATGGTGGCATTAGTATTGAGGCGAATTCAAACACCAATAGATTATTTCAATTAGGTGAAACTACTAGCCAGACTGCTATTCAGCAGATGTATTCTGGTAATGCAGAAAAAGTTCGATTACATGCTAATGGTGACAGCTATTTTAATGGTGGAAAACTTGGTGTCGGAGAAACATCACCAGACTACCCACTTCATGTAGCATCGGAAGAAAGTGTGGGCGGTTCAACTGTTTTAAAAGTTGAGAGTAAAAAGAATGGTGTCCATGACGGCACAATGGCTCAACTTATGTTGACAGGAGACACTATCGTTAACGATTATGGTATTGGTTCAGTAGTGTTTCGTAATACTGGACGATCAGACGCTTTAGTTGGCGAGTTTACTTGTGCTAAAAGCGGGGGAAATAATGATGGTGCTAAACTAAATTGGAGAAATAGAAACGAGTCTGGAACTTTAGCAGTAAGATTTTCTATTTCACACGATGGGACTTTTTCAGGATCAGGTTCAGCAGATATTTCAGATGAACGACTAAAAGAAAATATAAAACCTGTAACTGATGCACTTGAGAAGATTAAAGCAGTTAAAGGACGAACCTTTAATTGGAAAGAGGAAGCGTCAATGCCAAGTGGCACTAATTATGGTTTAATCGCACAAGAAGTTGAGTCGATACTTCCAGAGTTAGTAAATAATGATACTGGCATTAGAGTATTTGATAAAGATGGGAATTTAAAAGTTGATGAAGATGGTGCGTTAAGTAATGAAAAAGGAGAAACGGATGAGTACTCTAAATCTGTTACTATGTCTGGGCTTATCCCAATTTTAGTCGAAGCAGTTAAAGAACTCTCAGCAAAAGTAACTGCACTAGAAGGAGCATAAATGACACTTGAAGAGATCCAAAAAGAAATAAATCAGACAAAAAATGAACTGGCAAAAGTGCCACAAATAGAAGCACGGTTGCACCGGCTTCTCGGTATGGAAGAGATTTTATTAATTCAACAACAAGAAGAGCAAAAGCCTGAATTAAAAGTTGCGAATAAAAAATAGCAATGGCTTTAGAAAAAGCGTTTGTTCCGGTTGATTTAAGCGGAGGAATTGACACCAAGACGGATCAAAAAATGGTCCTTCCAAGTTCATTGACTGAGCTTGAAAACGGTGTATTTACTTCCGGCAGTACAATCACAAAACGCAAAGGCTATTCTAAACTAGGCAGGCAGATTTCAGGCGGATCAACGATCTCATCCGGCGACGCACTTACACGTTTTCAGGATGAGCTTCTGCTTTTCTCTAATTCCAATCTATATTCCTATTCTTCCGGACGAAATGAGTGGATAGATAAAGGTGGATCTTTGTCGGTCACCATTGGCTCAACGGATTTAATCCGCAATGACTTTGAACAAAGCCAGCCGGATGTTGCTTATGGCAACGGTCTGTTTTTGACGGCGTGGGAGGATACACAAGGCGGAGTCCGTGCCTCAGTTGTTGATGCGGTCTCTGGTGCCATGATTCAGAACAATACAAGCATATCTGCAACCGGCAAATTGCCGAGGTGTGTGGAACTAGATGGCAGACTCGGTGTGGTTTATGTGGAGGATTCTGACGACGACATTGACATTCGACTACTAGACAATACTGATCCAACAATTTTTGCCTCTGCCGTGCAATTGGCGTCCAATGCAGCCACATCTGGTCAGCAACTTGATGTTGCAAAGTACAACCAGAAGGACGCCATTTTTGCCTATCGTAATTCAAGCAGCCAAGTCCAAGTTGCTTACATATCTTCTGAAGGAACTGTCGGAGGTCCAGCAAATGGATACAGTTCACCGGCAACCATCTCGTCAGATCCAAAAGACTCACTAGCCATTTTTAAAGATCCAAACAACGACGAGGATATTTTTGTTGCCTATTCAACGGATGCAGGAAGTGTCGGTCTGAAGCTGACCAGGATGATCTTTGACCTGACGGCAGTTGACACCGAGACCATAGAATCCGGAAGCACGGTGATTCCTCGTGTAACTCTGTCCACGGACGGCACCGACATCGTCTGCATTTATGAGATGAATGCGACGGCAGACTATAACCATTTTGTTAAAACACGAACTTATGATGTGAGCGCATCGTCTCTTGGATCGGCGTCTGTTTTAAAAAGATCCGTCGGTCTGGCATCAAAAGCATTTTATTACAACGCAAAGACCTATGTGGTTGCAGTGCATGGAAGTGATCTTCAGACGACCTACTTCCTCATGGACAACTCTGGTCTTGTCGTCGCAAAAATGCACACGTCAGTCGGCGGAGGAATCCTGGCAGACTCAACCTTGTCCAGCGCCGTAGCAGCCGATGCCGGTATTTACAAAGTACCTCTGCAGATCAAGACAAGGCTTGTCAGTTCAGAAAATGATCTCTATTCGGTCAAAGGTCTGTCATTTTCCAGCATCGA